TATACATACACAGCGATTAAGACTGGTGATGCTACGTTCACAGCGTTAGCAGCTCAGACTCAATTCGCTTAATAGGATAAGGAGAAGAAAGATGCCAATTATAGGATCATTCGCAGCAGCTGGTTCAAGAGCGTTCGGTCAAAGAGCAGCAGGTCAAGCACCTTACAACGTTAGATACTTAGTATTAGCGGGAGGTGGTTCAGGATCTGGTAGCGGCGGTGGAGCTGGTGGTCACAGAACTATTTCATGCAAATCATTTGAAGTCGATGGTGGTACACCTATCACTGTAACAATCGGAGCAGGTGGCGGTGGTCAAGGTGGAACTTCTTCTTTTTCAACTATTTCATCAACAGGTGGTGGATCAGGCGGTAATAATCCTGGAGGTAGCGGTGGCGGAGGCCAAGGCGGATCTGGTATTGCTGGACCTGGTGGATCAGGAAACGCAGGTGGATATTCTCCACCCGAAGGAAATCCTGGTGGAAACTCACCTGGAGTAAACGGATTTACATTATCTGGTGGCGGTGGAGCTGGTGGCTCTGGTGGTAGCGGAGGATTAGGAGGAGCGTCTGGAGGATCTGGTGCAACTTCTAATATTACAGGATCTTGTGTCACAAGAGGTGGTGGAGGAGGATCCGGAATAAATTATTCAACAGGCGGTCAACCTGGAGGCTCTGGAGGAGGAGCACCTGGAGGTACAACACCAGCAACTAACGCTGCAGTAAACACAGGCGGCGGTGGTGGCGGAGGCTACAGAAATGGCCCAGGAAATGGAATCGGTGGAACAGGTGGCTCAGGTCAAGTTCTTATCAGAAGATTAACTTCAGCATCCAACACAACTTCAGGAGACTGTGTGTCAACAACAGGATGTGATACTGTTCACATCTTTAATCAACCAGGGACGTACGTACCATAATGGCTCATTTTGCTAAATTAGATACAGACAATACTACTGTTATAGCAGTAACTCCTGTGGCTGACGAAAACGCAGCAACAGAAGCTGATGGTATTGCTTATTTAACAAAAATTCACGGTTACCCTAATTGGAAACAATATTCTTACAACACTAGAGGCAATACACATATATTAGGTGGAACACCTTTTAGAGGAAATATTGCAATTATTGGTGGAACTTATGATTCTACAAACGATGTATTTATCGGACCAAAACCTTATCCATCTTGGGTTTTAAATACTTCTACTTGGTTATGGGAAGCTCCTGTACCAGAACCTGATAGAGAAGATTATGATAGTGGAAACCCTAAAGCTTCTCAAGGTTGGAATGAAGAAACTCAAAGTTGGGATTTGACCGTAGACGAATAAAGCTGTATAAACAGCTCAATGAAAGAAGATATTTTAACACAAAAGAAAATTTTATTTCAATCTGTTGATATGCCTAAAGGCTATGAGATAGATAGAGAATATTTAAAAGGCGCTGTTTATGATTCTGTTCTTTTAAAAAATAAAAGAAAATCTCCTGATAGAACTCATTTTGATCATTTAGATTTTGGTTTTGTTTACACTTCTGAGTTAGACAGATTATTTGCAATATGCAGTGAGAGGTTTCATATAAAAACTAAGTTAAGTATAATGAGAATGGATTTTTGGGCTAACAATTTTTATCCTAATGAACAATCTCCGATAACTAGAAATAGACTTGTCTACCCTGATTTAAGAGAAGCACCTGATTGGGTGATGATATATGCATTAGAAAAACATCCAGATAGTTCTAATTTAGTTTTTGAGTATGAAGATACTCGTGGCCAAACAGTTATGAGATATCATAATTTTAAAACAAATGATGTTGTTTGGTTTCCGTCTAATTTAAAATATAGATTTGAAATAAATAGAGCTGACACACCTTCTTGTTTTATTGGTGTAACTTACACCATAAGATAATGAATCCTTTTAACTCTTTTTATTGGTTTAAAAAAGCAACATCAACAACTCTTTGCGATCATATTATTAGATTTGCAAAAGAAAAAGAGAATGAAAAAAAATTAGGATTAACAGAATCTGCAGGGGGAGGCAAAGTTAATAGAGATAAAAAATTTAAAAACTTAACTAAGAAAGAAAAAAATCTTTTATTACCTTCTCGAAAATCAGAAGTTATTTGGTTAGAAGAACCTTGGATATTTAGAAATATGGAATTTTGGATGAACATAGCCAACAAAGAAGCTAAATGGAATTATAAAATAGATTCTGTTGAAATGGCACAATTTACAATTTATGAAAAAGGTTATTATTATGATTGGCATGTTGATTCTTTTAAACAACCAAATAAAGAAGGTAGGATACGAAAACTTTCAATGACTCTCTCGTTATCAGAAGGTGATGAATATAAAGGTGGAGAACTTGAATTTGCAACTCATGGTAAAACACCTCACATAGTTGAAACATATAGTTTAAAAGAAATTAGACCTAAAGGATCTTTAGTAGTTTTTCCAAGCTATGTTTGGCACAGAGTAAAACCTGTAACTAAAGGAGTGAGAAAAAGTTTAGTTATTTGGTTTGGAGGACCTAAATATAAATGAACATCACAAAAGAAAATTTCTTTCCAACACCTATTTGGAGAATTGATTTAAGAAAACATTTGAAAGATTTAAATAAATATTCAGATCCTTATATAAAACAAACAAAAAAAGTTTTACAAAAAGAAATAAAAAATAGAGATAAAAATCTTAAAAAGAAAGTAGGAGATAGGTATATGACTTATCATTCTACAACGCTTTTACATGATCCTAAATTTTTTTCCCTTCAAGAAGATTGTTCAAAAATAAGTTATGACTTTTTAACTGAAAGTGGTTTTAGTTTAAAAAACCAAGAATTACTTTTTACTGAATTATGGGTTCAAGAATTTAGTTCTGCTGGAGGTGGTTATCATTCTCCTCATGTACATTGGAACCAACATGTATCAGGTTTTTATTTTTTAAAATGTTCTGATGATACATCAAAACCTCTTTTTCATGATCCAAGAACAGCTGCGGTTATGACTAAATTAAAAACAATAGATGATTCAAAACTAACTTCAGCTACAAGCGCTGTTCGTATGGGACCATACCCTGGTGAGTTAATTGTTTTTCCAGGTTATATTACACACGAATTCATACAAGATTTAGGTCAGGCACCATTTAGATTTATACATTTTAATATTCAAGTTGTTCCAGCAAGATCAACAGAAGCTACGAGAATTGATGTATAAGATATATAAAAATATACTTACTAAAGCACAACAAAAAAACTTATTGTCTTTTGTAAAAAAACAAGTTAAAGATTTAGGTAGTGATTATCCTGGTTTACAATCAAATCCAGATCTTCATGAACATAAAGAAATGAAAGATTTAATGACGAACATAAAAAAATATATGAAAGATACAAAAGTTATTAAGTGTTGGGCTAATTATACTGATGGTAGTTATATTTTATGGCACAACCATAATTCTAAATATTCTATTGTATATTATTTATATAACCCTGAAAAAATAGGTGTGATGTTTAAATTAAATGATTATGATATTAACTACACAGAAGGAGAAGAAAACTCTATGATTATCTTTAATAGTAAGGACATTCATTCTGTTCCTAACAGTTTTAAAAAAATAAAAAGATATTCAATAGCTTTAGAACTAGTATGAAAAAAAATATAAACTTTTTTAAAAAACATAAGTACCTTGTTTTAAGAGATTCATTAACTAAAGAAACAACAACTTTAGTTAGAGAGTATTTAATGCTTAAAAGAAAAGTCGCTGATCATATGTCCAAAGAAAGATTGATCTCTCCTTATGATGAATTTTGGGGACGTTTTGGTGATGATATGGTTCCTTACACATATAATACTTATACTGATACCATGACAGAATTACTTTTAGTTAAGTTACAAGAATATATAGAAAAGAACACAGGACTAGAATTAACTCCAACTTATTCTTTTGCTAGAGTTTATACGAGAGGTAATATTTTAAAACCACATAAAGACAGAATACAATGTGAGATTTCCGGAACACTAGCTCTTGGAGGAGATATGTGGCCAATACAAGTAGGGGGTAAATCCATAAATTTAAATGAAGGAGATCTTTTAATTTATAGAGGATGTGATGTTGAACACGGAAGAAAGAAATTTGAAGGTGAGTTGTGTGCACAAACTTTTTTACATTACACTACGATAGAGACAGCTAAAAAACACAATACGTGGTTTGATGGTAGAAAATTCATTGGCATACCAAAACTTTAATGTGGTGCAAAGAAATAAAAAATTTTTTAAAACAAGACGATAAAGACTTTATAGAAAAAGTCATACTTAATTATAACTTTCCTTTTTATCATCAACCCTCATCTGTTCTTGGAGATAATAACACAGGACTAAATCACATCATTTTAAGAAGACCTGAAGAGAGAAAAGAGGATGAAAACTACAACAGTGATTTTTATCCTGAGATAACAAGAATGATACGTAGGGCTTTAAAAAAAGCTAAAATTAATTTATCTGAATTTTTAAGAATAGGTATTAATTATACTTACAATAATGGACAAGAAAAATGCCCTCCTCACTTAGATCACGAAAACATTAAACATAAACAAATAATTATTTACTTAAATGATTGTCTCGATAAAAAATCAAAAACGGTTCTTTTAAGTAATAAAAAAGTATTTAAATCAATAACTCCTGAAAAGTACAAAGCAGCTATCTTTGATGATTGCTATCATTATCACTATTATCCGACTAAAGGATTTAGATTAGTTATTGTTTGTACGTTTTGTTAGTAAGGTTTAATTTTTAATTTATCGACTTGGTCTGAAGTTGCACCTATGAAACCTTTGACAAAATAATTAGCGCCTAAAATCATTTTATCTTCTACAATATCTTTAGCTTCATGTAAGATGTGACCTGGAAAGAAAATTAAAAAACCTGGATAAGTATCAAAATAGTGTATTTCAGAATTAAATTGATTATGTTCAAGAATATCAAAACCAAAATTCATTTGTTCATTTATTCTGCTTCTAATAAAATTAAAATTTAATCTCCCTTTTCCATAAACATAATAGACTACACTAAACAAACATCCTTTGTGAAAATGTTGAGGATGAATACCGCCAGCTTTAGATTTAGTTATCCAACTTTGACAAGGATATATTTCGTTAGCTAATCCTAAAACACTTTTCATATATTGATTAGCATAATCATCCATAATCTTTTTGACTCTTTTTAGTTTAGGTAAATAAAGAAGATTACACTCTATAGATACATCAGCTTTACCACCTCGAACAACTTGCATGTCTTGATTCTCAAGAAACTTTAATTCTTTTTCATTAAGCAGGGATCCTGCATTTACGGTCGCTATAGGTACTGAGTTACAAGCTATAATTTGCATTTCTAAATTCTAAAAGATATATACATTATATTTAATTATAAATCAACTAAATGATTTTAAAAAGATTTGAAAAATATTTAACTGCTATTGAATATCCAAAAGAAAAGACCTCTTGGAATATTGCAGGTATGATAAAAGGTAGTAATGCTTTTTATAGATTTGATGTTAGAGAAATGTTTGAAATGTCGGATGGAACACTAGCACAGGATGGACGTCTTAATACGAAAGCTCAAAAAATGGTTCTTGAAGATGAAAAACAATGGCTTATTTTAGATCTTGAAGAGCTTCATGAATACATACGTAGAGAAAAGAAGACTAAAGTCTATATAAATGATTTGATCGATGATCTAGAATGGACTATATTTTTGCCTAAAAACTAGTATAATAGATCCCATGGCATTAAAAGAAGTAAAATTTCAAGCAGGTATTGATAAACAAAGCACGCCTTCAGCCGCTGCAGGTAAATGGGTTGATAGTGATTTTGTTAGATTTAGATATGGAGTGCCTGAAAAAATAGGTGGTTGGGATCAATTAACCACTGCTAATAATACTCTTCCTGGTGTAGCTAGGGCTCAACATACATTTACTAATTTAAATGGTACAAAATTTTCGGCTATTGGAACAAGCTCAGGTTTATTTATTTTTAGTGGTGAAAGATTTTATGACATTACTCCGTTACAGGGATCTCCAGTTTCAGGAGGAACTTTTACAACTTCACTAGCAGCTGGATCAACAGTAACTATAAATTCAACAGGACACAGCGTTATAGTTGGAGACTATGTAGTATTAACTTCGGTTTCAGTTGCTGGGTCTACTACGCTTACAGCACCCGATTTTGAAACCTATGCTTTTGAAGTATTAACCGTTCCTAACGCAAACTCATTTACTATAAGTTTATTAAACCCTGCTGCAGGTGTAACGACAGCGGAAGGTAACACAGGAATGACGGCTCAAGGATCAGTTACTTATCAAAGATACGTAAGACCAGGACCCACTTTTCAAACTTTAGGTTTTGGTTGGAGCACTTATCAATGGGGTCAAGAAGCTTGGGGAAATGCTAGATCCACTTCAAATGTAACTTTAGATCCTGCTAACTGGTCTTTAGATCATGCAGGTAATACCTTGATTGCAACTCTTAGAAATGGAAATACTTTTCAATGGGACGCTGGTGGATCTTTAAGTGCTAGAGCCACTGTGATTGCAGGGGTAGGCAGTGAAGTTAATATGATTTCAACGTTATCTTTGTTCTCTGACAGAGACAGACATTTATTTCAATTTGGTGCTTTAACCGATATGACTGATGCAACGACACAAGACCCTATGTTTATTAGATTTACGAATCAAGAAACATTAAACGTATACACACCAACAGCAACAAACACTGCTGGTACATTTAGATTAGATACAGGAAATAGAATTACTGCTGCTGTTCAAGGTAAAGACTATGTTTTAATTTTAACAGATCAAGCCGCTTACGTAGCTCA